GTAATCTCCTTTGATAGTGTGGTAAATTGACGTTCCCTTTCTTGTTCTTTTTTTATTGTTTGTTCTAGTTCTTGATAACCAGACTGCAACTCTTTTGCTTTTAATTGAACGTCTTTAATTTTATTTAAGCGAAACGATTCCTCTATAGGCTGGGTGCATGTAGGGCATGTTACATTATCAGTAAAGAACTTATGCTCCTTAGTTATTGTTGCTACTTTGTTAGATATTTGACCCTTGTAATTGTTAAGTTTCGCTAACGTATCACTTCCATATCCTAACTTTTCCTGATCCTCTGTATAACCAAAAACAAGATCTTCAGAGCGTTCGTTCTCCATGATATAGACACAGATATCATCGCCTAGTGCATCTACTTTCTTTTTTTTCTTTTCGATTCTTTCGTTACTATTAGTTTCTAATTCTTTGATAAAGTTCTCTTGCATTGCAACTTTATCGTTTAAGGATTCCTTTTTTAAGGATAGAGTTTTGATGTCATCCCTAACTAATCTTATTTTATCTTTGATGACATTATTCATTGCAGTAAAAATACGGATGTCAAGAAGATCCTCTATCACATCTCTACGGTTAGGCCCAGACAACTGCATAAATGGTATAAACGTGCTACTACCCAGTATCACAATCTGAGTGAAAGACTTATAATTCATCTTTACTACGTTCTGTTCCAACCACTTCTGCTGTTCATTTGCATTGTGTGATTGATCTAAAAGTTTGTTGTTTCTCCATATCTCAAATATATTTGGTTTGATTCCTCTTATGATCTTCCAATCAGTGCTACCTATAGAAAACTCTACCTCTACCCTACAGTCTTTTTCATTCGTAGAGTTGAGTAGTTGTGATCTATTGATTTTACGATATGGTTTGGAAAACAACACAAAAGTAAGAGCATCTAACACTGTGCTTTTACCTGCACCATTATTACCAGATATTAAAACTGTTGACTTCTCTTGGAAATCTAATTCAATATATTGATTACCTGTACTGAGAAAGTTTTTCCAACGTATTTTTTCAAATAAAATCATTAGGTTTAGATTTGCGTGGTGGTATTACAATGTCATTTGGAGTTATGACAGTGTATTCATATCCATGTGATTCACATACCGACATCATCATATCGGGATCAACTTCTAGAACATGCATGTCAGGAAAAGATTCCTCTTCTAACAACATAGCATAACGACTTGCATCATCTTCTTCTTCAAAGAGATAAAGAACGTGATTTCCTTCGTCATCTTGAACAGAGTATGCTCCATCCTTTTCTTTGCCATCTATTGTTAGAATATACATTAGACTAATTCACAGGCTTCTTGATAAACATCTGATATCATATTCTGAATTCTAGATTTTTCAAGATCTATATCAGACTCTTCAATATACCTGTTTAAGATAGAAAGAGTATTCTCTGATTCAAATGCCTCAAAGTCTTCGTTGTCAATGAGTTGAAAGTTTTCAACTATCTTAAGTTCAAATACGTTAGAATTGTATAACTTATCAACGAATCGCTCAAACTTAGTCTGATCGGTTTTCTTTCTTACGATAAGCTTTACTATCTTATCATCATACTTTCGTGTGTCAAATGTTTGATGATTTGTATCCTCATAGTAAATATTATAGAACATTTTGTAAGGATTATCAATAGGTGTATGTTCTAATGTTTCAGTATCAAAGAGATGAAATCCACGAGTGTCAGATATATCATTCCAATACATCTCATATGGATTGCCTAAGTAAAAAACTTTACCATCATCAGATCTTGTATGATAGTGACCAGAATAAACTCGGTCAAATTTATCAAATAATTTCACATCTGTACCTTGATCCATTACAAAACCACGATGAATTCTAAATCCCTTAAACTCAAGGTGGCCCATTACACACTTTGATTTTGATTTGTCAATAGCATCTAATGTCATCCTCTCATTCTCAGAGTTAATCCAAGGAACAAGTAAGATGTTTAGATTGTCTATCTTAATATCTGTTGCTTCTGAATATATTTTTACATTCTCATACTCACGCAGTAATAGATCAACAGCATTTACATCATTTGTATTCTTATAGTATGCAGTATGATTTCCAACTATCGTATGGATCTGACAACCCATTTTTTCTAAACGATCATAGTAATTATCTTTTGCCCATGCAAGAGATGAGAAGTCAACTCCCTTACGACTATCAAAGGTATCTCCCATATCAACTATAGTTGTTATACCTTCTTTCTCTAGTGTAGGAAAGAATACATCATTATAAAATTTGAGAAAGTAATCATGAAAGTGCTTTGAATTCTTACGACATCCAAAGTGTTGATCTGTAATAATTGCTATCTTCATTTTTGTTTTTTAGGTGGGTAGTATAGGAAACCTTCGGTTTGTTCTGAAAGTTCAGAGAGTTTAAAAGTAATCATTTTATCCCAAGGAGTATGAGAATCCATTAGAACTGCTGCTTTCTTACCTTGTATTCTTTGAACACATCCAACATATCCTCTGTATATTGAATCTTCATCAGTTACTTTAACTGTAGAACCTGGTAGAATCATGCTCTCCTCCTACGTTTCTTTTTAAATAACTTTTGGTAAATGGGTCTGATCAAAAACAAATCTATTAACTCAATAAGAAATAAAAATCCTAAGAATACTACCATTCCTGCTATGGCTATACCTTCTAATATTTTCAAAAGTATTTTTTTCATCAATATCTCAATTTAGAATGAACTGCGTCTTTAATTGCATTATAGTCAGAAGCCTCTCCACCGTCATCCCCATAGAAGACTTCATCATATCCTGATCTTTCTAAGATTTTATTTTTAATTTCAAGTTGTCTTTTCTCTCTTTGTATTCTGCGGAGAAATGCATAATGTATAATCTGCGTAAAGTAAGCAAAAGGATTCTTGGATTTCTCAGGATTAAAATTGTGTATATACTGAACGCAATTTTCGATTCCATCGGAGATCATATCCTCCTTAAACATATAGTTTACAAAGTTTGGTTTAAATGATAAATGATTGGCAATTTTTAGAAAACAGTCTCCAATGTATCGAGGGATGACAGGTTTTGGTTTATCCTGCAGTTTAGCGATCTCAACATCTTCCCGATACCTAATTAGAGCAGCTAAAAACTCCTTATTGTTGACATAGTGTTCTGACCTCTTTCTTTTTGCCATAGTGCCTGTTCTGATCATAAGTCTTAATCACTATTATGTAGTATAGTATAACACTTTTACAGACAGTTGACAAGTTATGTCAAATCAGTTACAATAACCTTTGTGGAGGTTCAAAGGAAATATATTAGCTCTTTTTATTGTTATTATTAGATTTATAAAGTTTCTCTAAAATATCTTTAGCATCTCTGACGTTAGATATATACCCCATTTTTCTACTTAGTTTAGGTTCTCCCTTTTTCATTTTTTCCGAATCTGCCACGAATTGTTGAAACATAGAGATCATATGAACATCATGAGATTCTGATATTGTTAATATATCTGCTTTATCAATAATAAACATATCTTCTCTGCTAGTCTTTAACCAAGGTTCTACTTTATACCCTACTAAACCACCTTTTGCTTTAACTTCTGTTGCCATTACAGGATTTGAAAGAACGAGCATCGTGCGATTTTCTTCTTCAGACACTGCTACTTTAGCGAATATCTCTTCGCCATTTTTGAATTTAATCGTTGCGTAAAAATCGTCTTCCATCTTACTCCTTTAGTTGTATTGTGATAATGTCATAATTAAAATTTTCTTCATTGTATGTTTTAATTCTTTCAATAAGATGATTTAGTGTGTAGTTTTTTCTTGATTTATAAGAGCAGTCATCAGAGATGTCGTATAGTATAGCTTTGGTTTTGTTAGTTCCTTTTCGGAGTACTCTTCCAATGCTCTGGAGATTTCTAATCCTAGACTTTGAAGGAGAGGCAAAAACAATGTTATGGAGGTTTTTGATATTGATTCCAGTTGAAAACGTTCCATAAGATGCAATAATAACAGCGTTTATTTCTCTCTCGGTGATCTCACGAATAAGTTCTCTTTCTTCAGCATCCACACCACCATGAACAAAGAAAACTTTTCGATCATCTTCCTTATCAGTATTTATCAAGTCGTATAATACCGCACCATGAGTTTGTACTCTACTATACAATACTAGTGTATTACCTTTTAGATCAAGAGTCAAATTTTTGATGAAGTTATTTCTCTGTGAGTGTGTGATTAAATATTGTATCTCATCTTCATATGCTTCAAATTTCTGTGGTGGATGTTTTAATACAAGGCATTGAATATCTAACTGAGAAAGATGCCCTTGTCTCATTAATTCTTCTGTTTTTGTCACTTTGTATGATGGGCCAAATAGACCCTCTAAGACCCATTTATGCGTCTGTGTGCCGTCTAAAGTTCCAGTAAACCCAAATCTATACTTAGCATGATGTAATTTAGTCATTATAGATATTAATGACTTACTTTTAAACAAGTGAGCTTCATCTCCTATAACTACATTATAGTCTTCAAAGAATGATTTTTCTAATTTATATACAGACTGCCATGTGGTAATAGTCACAGGAAACTCATTGGTTTTCTCTTTTCCAGAATATATGCGGTGACAGTATGACTCAGAATCCCAACCATAATCCTGAAAATCCTTATACATCTGCTCTACGAGAGATGTCGTTGGAACAATTAG